AATCAATCAGCGTATCACCCTTTGCCACGCCGGCCGCTGTCGCATTGTCTGATACGGTAGTAAGCAGGCCCGGAAGATTCGGGCTTGTTCCATCGCCGTTGAGAATCTGCGCCTCGATAGTCTTACGGAGGCCGACGAGCAGCTTATTCATGATGTATGACGCTACAAGCGGCGCATCCTCATATGCCTGCCTGGTAAGCCTCACCCAATGCGCTACTGTCTCGACTTTGCAGTTTGCAAGGCTGAAAGTGAATGCTGATTCAGGCTTCGGAGCGGCTTCGGCAACGAACGCCGCATTGTTGGTTACACTGCTGGACTTCAGATATTCAACCATGTTGGACGCAGTCTGCACAGTCGGAATAAGATCCTGAATCTTTGTTCCGACATCGTCGGGAATCCCGACAAATGCGCCCTGGGCCGGGGCAACGATCGAACCGCGTGGAACACTGTTAGACGCCTGAGAGCCGATAGCATCCTTAAATGACAGCCTGAAGGACTTCTGCTCACCGGAGAGCATGGACTTATACCCCGCGGACTCAATAAAAGTCTGTCCGGCAGTCTTTACCTGGGCGGGGGTGCCGGCCGCGTTCTCATGGTGCGCCTTCTGCAGGACCTCGTTAAGATCCTTTGCGGCCTTTGCCTGCTCATCTGCAAGATTCTTGATCTTCTCATCAATGGCCGCGCGGGAGGCTTTAGTGTCCTTTTCAACAGCGTTGATCTTCTCGCCAAATTCCTTAATCGCGCTAAGCAGCTCGTTATTGCTGTTCTCTTCCATGTTAGTTACCTTTTTGTGAAACTGTGAATCAGATCTATAATTTCCTTTTCAGCCTTTTTGTGCTCCTGAACATCACGCTCGTGAGCAAAAACCGACTTCAGGCAGGAAATAAATGTTTTAGCCTGCTCACGCGAAAAGGAACCGGCATCACGCAGGTATCTTTCGGCGGTTTTATAATCTGTGATTGATTCTACATCAAGAGACTTTACCGCGTCAATCCTCGCGCTCTGATTGCACGGCATGGCGCATATACTAATTTCCATCAAATCATCAATCGCCTTAAAGTCATATCCCCCGGCGTCATTATCCTCTACCCCCTCCGGGCTGAACGAGAACCCAACGGAAAGCCCGGACATGCTGCCGAATTTCAGCGCGCTGTAAATCTCTTTGCCGGATTCGAGATCTCTGTTTATCCTTCCTGATACGTATAGGCCCTTTTCATCAGAGTTAATCTCGTCCCAAGTCCCGCACGGTACCGACCAATGGTCATGACTGAAAAACATCACGGGCATAACCCCGGAGGACTTGATTTTATTCAGTACCGCATCATAGCAGCCTGGCAGCATCACATCACCAGACAGATCCGGGTTGTTGTAGGTACTTGCATAACCGGAGATCTTACCGGTTTCATCATCCGCGGTTAACGCGGTTTTATAAATAATGTTCCTTTTCATTTCAGTTTTTCTCCGGATTAATGCTGTTCATTGTTCCTTCCTGGCTCGGCGCCGTCTGTCCCAATTTTTCAAGCGGGATCAAATTGCTCTGAATTGTGAGGGAATCGGCCCCGGCCACGTCTGACGGATTCCACCCCTCAGTGTCTCTTATCTCATTCCTGGATCTTAATCCGTTCTGAACCTGGGTTGCATATATTGCAGCGCGTGCGGCATCATCAGCCCTGTTCAACTCACCGATCCTGAATCGGATCTCATGCGAATGCCTTTCATCCTTTGTCGCTACTCTCTTCATGAGTGCCTTTTCAGCTGATACGCATAACGGCAGGATAGTAGCCTTATAAAACCACCTTTCAAGCTTTTCATAGTCCCCGGATTCGGCACCTACAAGCGCAGGCGGAACCCCGAACCAGCGACAAATCTCAGCTGTTGAGAATTTACGCGTTTCAAGCAGCTGAGTATCCGCCGGGGATAAGGCCATAGCGTGAAACTCCATGCCGCAATCCAAAACGGCCACGCGCTCCCCGGACGCCTGAAAAGACTTTGCAACACTGATTTTCTGCTTTTGATTCAGCACCTGGTTAGGCGTGATAACGCCGTATATCTTGCCCTTGTCAATAAAAACCTTAATAGCGTTTTCCTGGGCGGCCATTGCTTCCGTCAGGGTGCTGCGCATGTATTCAATAGGTGATAATCCTATAAGACCGTTCCCAATCCCTTTCCAGTGCATTATCTCATCAGACGCGTATCTGATGATCTTGCCGTGTCTGTCGGTATATTCATATACTATATTGTTATCGTTTTCGCGCTTGACATTCATCTGATCCGCGCTCAGCGGATAGAGTATATACGCGGTCCCGTCTGTCTTCCTGATGATGTGAGCATAGGCATTTCCCCGGAGCAGGCGATTCATGGCCATAGTCTGCCAAAATTCGAAGGAGGTCATATCCTGATTAGGGGACGCATTAAGGACGAAATCCAAATTGCACGCCCTGTCCAGCATCCGCTTGCCGTCTTTGTCAAACGTGAAGACGTCAACCGGGATCGAGGCTATCGTCTCACTTATCAGGTTTACACATGCCCATACGGTACCCAGCTGTGTTGCGGCATCAGGCGTGTAAGTTTTCGCATCATTGACCGGAAGCGATATCGGCTCGCCGTTCTGGTAGCCTGTATAATCTCCGCTACCGCTGAAAAAGCGCGTGAATTTTGCCCAAATCCCCATAGATAAACCTCAGATAAATACAGGTTCCGGATCTACCTGCCAATCCTGCCAGGTGTGTTCAATATCACGTTTCATTATAATGTAAAACGCTGATAACATCGCGAAAACGCCATCAATTTTATTTTCATTGCGTTCTTTTCGCGGATATATGTTGTCGTTCCTGTCCGGTTTTACTGTGACATTTGTCAGCATCCAGAGAAAAACCGGGTTGCCGTCAAAGTGTATGCGATTCTGCATACTAAGCTGTTCAACGAATTTCATCGGCTCAGATAGGGTTTTAGGCCCCTGAATTACCTCATACATCTCTATGCCCTCAGCGCTCAAAGTCTGTGCTAACTGTGTGCAGTTCCACGGATCATAACCCACGCCCAAGCATTGATAGTCTCTTGTATCTGTCATCAGGTAGCGCCCGATATCATTGTAATCGGTTACGGAACCTGGCGACAGGTGAAACAGCCCGGAATTTGCCCATCCCTGATACTGTGAATTGCGGCTGGCCTGTACTGTATCCTCAGGCAGCCAAAACTCCGGAAAAATGTAATAGTGCAGAATGTTGTTTTCATCAGGACGCCAAAAAACGCGCACGGCCGCGGTGACATCGAGTTTTGTAGCCAAGTCAAGACCGTAAACGCATTCAGTCCCGGAAAAATCTTCTAGCCTGACATCATGCTGTATGCATTTCTGCCACTGTTTAAGACTAATCCAGGCGGCCGCAGCCTGCACCCACACATTTAAGCGCTTTGTCTTGTAATCGTTTTCAGCAGCCGGGGAAACAAGCGCCGAGGCCCGCTCTGACCTGATAACATCATGATCCAAATGGCACCAGTTCGGGTTGCTCTTCTGCAGGGCCGCGTCTGTCTTCCAGTCGTCATCAGGATCGATACTGTATATCAGCCCGAATTTATGATCATCCCGGACGGTTCCGTCAAGTATTTTTAATATTATTTGGTGCTGCTCATAGCAGATACAGTCTATTGACCCGCCTGCTGTTGTGATTGTCCAGAAAAGAGACTGCGCGCGCTTGCCTAATGATTTGGTAACCACGTCAAACAGCTTTCTTGTTTTATGCGCGTGCAGCTCATCCATGCAGGCAAAATGCGAATTTAATCCCTCATTCGTGCTGTCTTCTGAGGCTTTAGGCAGAAACTTGCAATTTTTGTCAGGGATAAGAAGAGCGTTATTCAGGATTTTCAGCCCGAACGCGTCTGCTAACTCCTGTTTGCTCTGCTGCGCCATCGCTTTAGCGTCATCGAAGACAATGCGCGCCTGGTCACGTGTCGTCGCAAATGAATAGACGTCCGCGGATAATTCGCCATCAGCGCACAGCATATACAGCGCGATAGCAGATGAAAGGGTGCTTTTCCCGTTTCCGCGCGGTACCTCAAGATAGACAAAATTAAACCGTCTCCGGTCGTTTTCTGTCTTTTTCCATCCGAAAACGGTAGTAATGAAAAAGCACTGCCACGGCTCGAGCTGCAAGTGTTCCCCG